CTATTTTGAGAACTCTCGAGTATATTGCTGACAGGCTTTCAAGGCGATGATTGCTCGGTCGCCTTCGTCGGTGATGGCGATAATTCGCTCAGCATGCGCTCGGTCAAGGTAGGCGCGTACGGGGTCATGAACCACGCCTGCGGGGCCGGTGGCTTCTGGCAACCCACAGCCACGGTGCGGGGTTGAGGTAACGTCGAGTAGGACTGACAACCGCTGATCAGCAGTAGCAAGCCGATCACGCAAACGAGCCTGTGTGCTCTGTGCATCATTCAATTCCTTCCAGTGGGTTTCCGCCGAGGCGGCCAGACGCGCCTCCAGCTCTTCGCGCTTGTCCTGGTGGATCTGCATCTGGTCGATGACCGCAGCCGCTGCGGCTTCGCGCTCGGTATGGTAGCTCGCCGTCTGCTCTGCCAGTTCCTTGCCATAGCGCGTGTCCTGCCACGTCCAGGCCCCACGGGCGCCCGCATAGACGCCCAGCAGCAGGGCGAAGATCACCAGCCGCGCATCGGGCGCGATCATTGCAACACCTCAAGTGCACGTTCATATAGCGCCTTGCGGCCATCAAAGCCGCTGGTACCTCCGTTGATGCGCTTTGTGATTGCGAGCAGATCACCCTTGTCAGCCAGGCTATTCAGCCCTTCTTTCTGCCAGAACCAACCCGCCGACAACGCGGCGTACACAGGATGCTCGAGGAGTTCCGGCGTGTTCAGCAAACGGCTGTCGCCGAACAGCGCTTCGCTGCAGGCGGCGTAGTTGCTCCGTCCGGTCACTTGGATCAGCCCGCGACCACGGAACAGCCATCCGTCCCCGCTGGCCTCCGGCCGGTTGCCCATGCGACCGCCGTACGCTGCGTTGGCGAAGCGCTCAGGCTTACCGGCCAGCTCATCGGCGCGCGGTACCAGCGAACGCCAGCGGCTGCCTTCAGGTGATGCCTGGCCGATCTGACGGATACGGTCAGCCCGATAGTTGAGGCTTTCGACCAAGGTGCGCAGTTGACCCGACTCATGTCCGATCTGCGCAATGAAGGCCGCCATGCGCTGGCGACCGACAATGCCGTACTTGCCCATCGTTGCATTCAGGGCAGGTACAAAAACGCCAGCTTGTCGGCTGGCGTTGGGGAGGATCTGCTGTAGCTGCTTTTCTGTGACTGCCATGGTGTGTGTCCTTTGAAAATGGTCAGGTTGGTCCAACGTCCACTGTGCGCAGTGGCTTGGTTGCTTTTTTCTTCTTGCCCTTGGCTTTCGCCTTGCCCTTCTTGCCGCCGTTGCACTCGACGACGGTGGTCCAGCCTGAGCCGTTGAAAGTATGTTCAACGCCGTCCACCAGGTACTCGCCATCCAGCCCGTTCTTGAAGCCTTGGGCGTTGATCGAGCGCTCGGCAAACAGATCGGTTCGTCCCATCATTTCCAGCCGCACCCCGGCCGTGCTTCGGTTGAACGCGGCCAGGCGAGCACGCGCGGCCTGCTCGGCGGCTTTCTGGTCTGGGTAGACATGCCGGTCGGTGTGCACCGCTGGGATCCCGACGGGTGCGTCGTCGTTGCCCAGCTCCACTATCTTGAGGGCACCAGTCTTCTTGTCCTGGTGCTTGGTCTTCACCGCCTTCTGCGCGCTGCGGTCACCCAGGCGGAACGAGTAACGCGCCACGTCCTGACGCCTGATCACCACCGCACCGAATGACTTGCCGCCCGGCGTGGCACCGCCTTGACGGGGCATCACCAGCAGCTGGCCGTTGGCGACCTTGGCTGTGCAGTCGTACTGCTTGGCCAGCCGAGTCAGAAAGTTGAAGTCCGATTCGTTGCGCTGATCGACACGCGGCACCTTTGTCTGCACGTTGCAGCCTGGCTTCCAGCCGTTGCGCGCCGCCACGTCGCTGACGATCTGCGACAGCGGCACGTTCTCCCAACTGCCGCTGCGTGTGGTCTTGCCGCTCCCGCGCATGTCGCTTGCCTTGCCGCGCAGTGTCAGCGTATCGGGCGGTCCAGTGAGCTCCAGCTCATCCACCGCATAGCTACCCAGGCGTGCCAGCGCCTGCCCCTCATAACCGAGGAAGATCTCAATCTTCGCCCCGCGTGCGGGAAGGGTGACAGCCTGGTCGCGGTCATCGATGTGCAGCTCGAACTCATCGGACTCCATGCCCGGCTTGTCCTTGGTGCGTAGCAGCAGCAACCGGTCGTTGATCAGCGCGGTGATATCGCGTCCGTCAGCGACTATGCGAAACATCGGTTTCATTGGCCCTCCAGAATTGAAAAGCCCCGCACACGGCGGGGCTCGATAAATGGGGCCGCGATCAGTCCCACAGCGTGATCTCTTCGGCCTCCGGTTCAGCCAGGTCAGGCAGCGCGATCAGGATCCCGGCGCGGTAGGGTTGCGGCTCATCGGCCAGCCCCTGATTGGCCTGCAGTACTGCCTCGACGGTTCCGCGCAGATGGCCGTAGTAGCCATTGCACAGGGTGTCGAGCAGATCCCCGTCAGACGTTCTGCATATCAACGCCATACTTGACGAACTCCAGCGAGAAAGACTGTTTACGCGGGATGCCCCCAGCGAGCAGCGAGGCTTGTTCTTCGTCCACGCTGACCAGGCACCAGCTGCCGAGCACCGAGCCATAGCCGGTGGTCAGCATCATCGGCTTGAGCTCTCGCGCAATAGCGCGCAGCGCATCGAGCTGGCCGATACCGCCCTTAAACGTCGGGAAGATTGCACCCTTGATCGTCAGTCGGTCTTCGCCCTGGCCCACGCCCTGCTGAGCGATGTCGCGCGTCAGGCGCTCCTGCCCCTGCCAGCGGTAAGCCGTCTTGCGGCTCAGCTCATCGAAGGCCGCCGTATCAAGGTTGAAGTAGAACGTGCGCCCGCCCGGGTTGAGGGGCTGCATCACCAGCAGGTGCGCGAATGGCTTCACCGCTGCAGCCGCAGACGAACCTGCAGGCTTGATCGCACCGGTCGGCAGAATGCCAGGCGTCTTGCCGACCAGGCCCGCGATGCGGTTGGCTGCCGAGCTTGCACGTCCCGTTTGCGAGCCCAGGACCGTCAGCACCCCGAGCACCGCAGTGGTGCCGGGGGTGGATGGTCCGTTCTTGTTCGCCACCTGAGTCGCGAACCCCTGCGCGGCCCGTATCGCGCGCAAGCCGCGCTGCAGCTTTGCGCCCTTCTGCGGGTCCAGCGAGCTGCGCCGCTCCAGCTCATCCGCCGCTACCGTCATCCCCATGACCGCAATGTTGAGCGGGTCGAGCATCCCGCCTGGCCCGTTGCGACCTGCCTCACCCGCCGCAACGACAGAGGACAGCACCCGCGTCATTTGCTCTTCGTATGCCATGGCACCTCCTTAGGCTACATCCGCTGCGTCGTACAACTGCCCCGAGCTCATGCGGGCACCGGCATCCCGCTGCCAGCCTTCCCACATGCCCCGCAGCGTGTTTTCTGCCGAGCGCACAACTTGCGCCGGATCCTTCACATCCCCCTGCACCACCAGCGACACCGACGGCGCGAACGAAAACGCCTGATCGACCTTTGGTGCTGGAAGCTTGGGTGGGGTGGCTGCGCTGGCCACCTGTGCGGCACTCGCTGCAGGCGGCCTGGTCGCGACCAGGTCGCGCACCACTTCCCCGGGTGCCTTGGCAACGGCCTGGGGTTTGTCCTCGCCGAACAGCTTCAGGCCGAGCCAGCCGCCCAGCGACTCGCCGCCCATGCTGCCCAGGGCGGCACCGATGGCCCCGCCGATGGCTGTGCCGATGATGGGCACCACCGATCCCAGCGCGGCACCGGCAGCACCACCGGCCAGCGCACCGGCAAGACCGCCAGCAGCGGATCCGTAGCCGTCAGCTTTCTGGTCTCTGGTCTCTGCGTTCATGGCGGTATCCAGCACGGTCATCCCTGAGTCGAGCAGCGCCCCACCAGGGGCAAACCTTGAGACCTTGCCCGCAACTCCCAGCACCTTGCCGAAGCGCCCCGGCCCAGCGCTGGCGGTAAGCGGCGCTACCGTAGCAGCAGGTGGTGCCGCTGGAACAACGGGGCGCGGTACGGACCTACCCGCGCTCCGGCGTCCTGCCCGACCTATCCGGCCATCACGGCCGCGTCGGGCACTCCGGCCACGTCGACGGGGCTGGCCAGGACCATCACTACCAGGGCCACCGCTCAATCCACCCAATGCCCCGGCATTGACCACGAACACACGCAGCGGCTCGCCGCCAAGCCCCGTCGCGGGGTCATTGCTGGCAGGGGCGCCGAATACCTTACCCAGCGCGCCAAGCCCTGCGTCGACCACGGGGTTGCCAGTCTTGGCGGCCACCTCCCCTGCCGCAGCCGCACGACCGGCCGTACGGGCCATCACGCGGCCGCGAGCCAAGTTCACCACACCGCGCCCGATCTTCAACGCGCTGCGCGCCGTCACCAGAGCAGCGATACTTGCCGTAACGGCCGCGATACCCTGCACAACCATCGGGAAGCCGTCGCTCAGCCACGTCAAGCCTTGGACCACAGCTTTGGCGCCCTTGGCAAACGCATCAGTTGCAGGTCGGATTGCATCGCCTACGCTGCGCATGCCGTCATCGACCGCCTGCAGCGTCTCGGCCCAGATCTGCGCCGAGGTCTCACGGCGCTCAGCCAGGTTCTTGTCCAGGATGCCCGTGGCCTTTTGCGAGTCGGCTTTCAACTCTGCATAGAGCCCACGGTTCTGGCCATACGCGGTAAGCGCGGCCTTGACCTGCATGTCCGCGAACAGATCCCCCGTGCGAAGGGTTTTTTCCAGCGCCTCCAGCGCGGCCTTGGCCTTCTGCGGGTCGACCTCCTTGTCGATCTTGGCCTGGGCATCCTTGAGTTTCTGCGCCTTGGCGGGGTCCGTCGCCTGCACGTACTGCATGGCCAGGGCCATCGAAGACTCGATGACGTTCATGCCCTTCTGCAGCCCGGTGTTCAAAGACGCCTGGTAATCGATCCCGGCGTCCTTGTACGCCTTCACCACATCACTGGCGCCGATCTTCTCCATCCAGTTTTTGAAGTTGTTCGCCGCTTCGTCCGAGCTGCCCGCAGTCTTCATCTGCACCTGCAGCATCGATCCGAGCGAGGTGACCGCCTCCAGGCCGGTGATCCCGTTCTTCTCCATACCCGCCAGCAGCTGCGGGAACCACTTGGCCATGTCGTTGGCCTCGAAGCTGCCCGCCTGGCCCTGGAACGCGATAGCCTCCAGCGCCTGCTGCATCATCTTGGGGTCGGTGATCTTGGCGTTTTGCTGCAGCGCCATGATCATGCTCGCCGTGTCGACGCCCGAGGCCCCTTGCCCCACAGCGAACTTGGACGCGACCTTGGCATACGACATGGCCTGGTCCAGTTCCATGCCCGCGCCGACCAGCTGGTTGATCAGGTCCGCCACGTCGTTGCGCGACATGCCGGTATCGGTCGACGTCTGGATGACGGCCCGACTGAGCTCCACCTCTTTCGGCGTATTGGCCGCATCCGACTTGATCGCAATGTCGCGAATGATCGCCTGATAATCCGCGCTGATCTTCGTCGGCACGGCTGCCAGGCCGACACCCACCGCTGTCGCGCCGACGGCGGTTTTCAGCGATGACCGCCCCGCCGCGATCTGCTGATGTCCTTTGAGCTGCAGATCTGCAGCTTTGGCTTCCCGCCCCAGGCGCGAGTACTCCCGCCCGAGGCGCCCAACCTCGACGCCCTGTTTACGCAACGCGTCGAGATTGGTATTCAACTTGCGCAGCAGCTTGTCAGCCGTGGCAGCACCGGTATCGTGCGCCCGCTTCCATTCTGTCTGCAGTTTCATCGTTTCGCCGATGGTGCTCTTGAGCACCTTGGCCTTTTCACCCTTTTTCGCCAGCTTGTCGATGCCGCCTTCCACGGTGCGGAAAGCATTACCGACCGACGCCGCCACCGCGCCGCCGAGTACCAGCGATAACGAAACCTTGTTCGCCATCAGTCACCTCCTGCGCGGCTCAATCCGTGAGCCACCAGACCATGTCCGACCAGGTCATGGTCTGAATTTCGGCCGACGAGAAACCCAGCTCACGGGCCAGCCGCTTGGCCAGCCCTTTCTGCAGGATCGCGTTAAAGCTCGTCTTCCTGCACCAAGCGAAAGTAACCGGCCTGCAGGCGCGAATAGTCCTTCAGAGCCAGCCCTTCCAGATCCTTGACGCCGACCTGGGCCAGGGAGGCGAACAGGTTCAGCTCGGTCTGTTCTTCGTCGCCGCTGGCTGTCGTCTGCGCAGCGCGAATGTCCCGCACCGTCGGGGCACGCAGGGTGATCTTGTCGGCGGTAATGCCGTTGAGCTCAGTGGGCTTGCTCAGCGTCACAATCACGCTGTCGGCGCCGAGGCTCAGATAGTTGGGCAATGGCTTGGCCATGTGTCAGTTCCTTGTGTTGAGTGGTTTTAGAGGCCGAGGGCTTGGCGTTGGGCGGCGAGTTGGTCGACGCCGTCGATCACGCGCTTCATGCCGATTGCGTCGATCTCGTAGATCACACGCCCGTCGACTTCGAGCTTGTAGTAGGTCACTCCGACCGAGTGCTTGATCTCGGCCTTGTCGCCCGGCTTCCAGTCGCCCAGGTCCACTTCCTTGAGCGTGCCGCGCAGGGTGACGACCACTGGCTTGATAACGCCCTTCAAGCCCTTGAAGGCGCCTCGGAACGTGCCGTTGAAAGCGGTTCCGTCGGCCAGGCCGAAGAACTTCAGCGACTCGCGCCGCACCCCGGTGGTGGTAAAGGCCGCTTCCTGTTTCTCCATGCCCTGGTCCAGCTCGACCGGCATGTCCATACCGCCTGCGCGATGCTCTTCGGTCTTGAGCGTGAGCTTGGGCAGGGTCAGGCTGGGCACATCGCCCTGAAAGCTCACGCCGTCGACGAACAGGTTCAGGTTGGCCAGGGTTTCGGGAATCATTGCCATTGCAGTTGCTCCTTAAGTGCGGGCATCGAGGACTTCGGTCAGCCACTGGTTGGTGACCTCGACGCGGAAGTTGGGGTTTTCGGCGGGCGGCACGTCGGTGAAACGGATGTTCCAGTACACCTTGCCCTGCTCCAGCTGGCTGGCCGTGTTCAGCTCGGTGTCGGCGTACACCTCGAAGTTGATGATTGCTCCCTGCGCCTTCAGGTCGCGCATGAACGCCTGCAGGCCCTCGGTCACATCCTTGACGTAGGTGGCCGTGATCGATCGGTCAACGGCCCACTTGTGGCCGTAGAGGATCGCGTCCATAACGATGTCCATGGTGCGCACGCGGGTGACGAACGCCCATTTGGGATCACTCGACAGGGTACGGTTGCCCCACAGTCGGTAACCGTCATCGCGGATGATGGTGGTCACCTTGGCGTTGTTCAGAAGGTTCGCCCGGCAGGTCTCGTCACCGTCGAGGAACTCGACCGGCCGACTGGTACCGGTGATGCCCACGAACTCCTTGTTCGACGGCGAGGCCCAGAAGCCGTATTCGCTGTCGGTCCAGGCGAACAGACCAGCCACCCAGGCCGAGCTGGGCGCGTTGACCGTCGCGCTGGAGTCGGTGTCCCACAGCTGCACGCCCGGATCGACGATGTAGGCCCGCTTGGCACCGAACTCGCCCGCGTAGGCGATGGCGGCCTCATCGGTAGTGTTCGGCCCATCGATGATGGCGATACCGCGCAGCTTGTCCGCCAGGGCGACCAGGGCCGTGCCGACCGCCTGGGTCGCGCTGTGCTTGGGGGTGATCAGCAGCCGCGGCTGTGCGTTGAACCGGCTTTTACCATCGAGCAGCGCCTGCAGACCGGTGCGCTTGCCGTCGGCCTGGACACCGCCGATGATCGCCGACACCTGCTCGGCCGGGGTGTCCACCTTGGCCACGCCGCACGCCACGATGATCGCTTTGGCGCGCGTGTAGATGGCCCGGCAGGCCTTGGTGATGGCCGAATTCGGGCCGAACGCGGCGACGGCCTCGCGCTCGCTGGTAACCATCACCAGGTCATTGGCTTTCGCCGTGGCGTCAGGGCCGGGCGTGAAAGTGTCGACCAAGCCGATGATTGAGGACGACGGCAGGGCGATGACTCGCGCACCCGTGTCGACATTCGTAACGGTAACGCCGTGAAAGAATCCAGCCATGTTTACTCCAGATGTGAAAAGGCCCCGCAATGCGAGGCCGGGGTACCGCAAGAAAGAAAACGCCCCGACAGTGCGGGGCGTCATGGGGTTAGCTCAAGGACCCAAGGCGGCGGTAAAGGACGCTCCTCGCTCGACGGAAAATGATTACTCTGAGGCCAATCACGCAGCGACTGCATGTAGGCCAGCAACTCGGCGAACCGCGCGGGCGTGAGCGTCGGCGTTCGCCCAAGATCCTGCTCATCCCGGTGCCGATCACGCAGCCACTGATAGGCTGCAAGCTGTTCATCACGCCATTTGCGCTCTGTATCCGCTACTGCGGCCATGCTTGGCGCGGGAAGATCGATCAGCACTGGGAGTCCGTGCTCATCATGTGACCGGACTTTATCCAGCGGCGGGTTTGCTATCACATCGGTGTAACGCTTCTGGTCAATTTCGACAGCGTCAGGCGGAACGGCTTTATGAACGCCTTCCAAGTAACAGCATCCAGTACTCTGGCTGTAGTAACGCTTCATGACTTAAACCTCAATAACCGATAGCGAACCATGCCGAAACGCCTGTTGCACTGTTCGAGACAAGACAACCCGTGTTTGTCACGTTGAAGAACTCCGCGATTTCATGTGCCCCAGATTGGGAATTACCGAACGCACCGGCAATACCAATCAAGACTGAATTCGGAAACGCCAACGGATAATTGATTTGAGTTCCACCGGGCACTGCGTACACGCGCCCCCACTGAAACGTCAGCCCGCCCAACCACCCCGGAAACATGAGAAATCCGTTCTGAGCGAGACTTACGGAGAACCCAGCGGTAACCCTTGCAGAGATCGCTTGGAACAGCTTCAGCGGACTGATCCAAGAACGGTCATCAGCCCCTGCCAAAGCCTGTTCTGAGGTTGCCTTTGGTAGGTTTCCTTCATGCCAAAGCTCGCGCGTCGGCGTCCAAGTATTCGGGGCTTTCGTCGCCCGTATCTTGATCACTGGCTCGGCAGTGCCCTGCATGACGCCAAGCTGAGCCGAGTAAGCTGAATTCAGATACGGCAAGTTGATGATCGAGCTGTAATTCATGAATGATGTAGCACCATCACCCATCGCATAAAAGCCGCCCGGCAGGCCCTGTTGATCAACGCCGGTCGTCTGCAGCAGCGTCGAGCCGAGGCCGTGGTCGCCCTTCTTCAACGCATCGGCGATGCCATAACCCGCGAGGGTAGTGGCTTTGTCGGCCTTCTTCCCAATCTCCTGAGTTATCGTGGTTGCGAAGTTCGGATCGTTTCCGAGCGCTGCCGCAAGCTCACGAAGCGTATCGAGCGCACCGGGTGCCGAGTCGACAAGATCGCTCACTGCAGCTCGGACGAAAGCGGTGTTAGCGACCTGATTGGTATTTGTGCCAGCTGCAGGTGTTGGGCACGTCGGCACCCCCGTCAGCGCTGCGTCCTTTGCATTGGCTTTGAGTTGCAACGAGGCGTTGACCTCAGTTTTTGTAAACGCATCTTCAATGCCGTAACCAGCGAGGGTCGTGGCTTTGACCGAATACTGTTCAGGGTTGAAGTTACCGCTATGCCAAAGCACACATGTGGGCGTCCAGCGCCCCGGCGTGATTGTCGAGCGCACCGTGATGAAGGGCACTTGCACGCCCTGCATCAACGCAAACTGCGCAGAGTAGCCATCGATCATGTACGGCAAGTTCAGCACTGAGTTGTAGTTGGCAAGCGATGTTGGGCCTTCCCCCATCGCGTAAAAACCACCGGGCAAGCCCGTCGAGTCAATCGCACTGGCGACTACTCGAGTAGAACCTAGGCCATGCTCGCCCTGGTGCAGCGCATCAGTAATCCCGTAACCATCGAGTGTCGTCGGGTTAAACCCTTCCTGCACCACCCCGCGCTCATTGATTCTGACCCTGGTGAAGGTGCCAGCCAGTTTGTTCGGCGGCAAGACGCTCAAGATCTGAGTGTCAACGTACTCGCGGGTTGCCAGCACCACGGACGGATCGATCTTCAATTGCACATTGCTGGAGCTGCTGACGATCAGGTTCATGCGTACAACCTGAGTACGCCCGGAGCCCTGATTGAGCAGTGGTTTGAAGGTCGGCGGGCAATTGGCAACTGCGACCATGTCGCCGTCGGCGTCGTACAGCGCGATTTCGCGGATCCATTTGCCCCCGACGTCTGCTGGGATGACTTGCTCGGCAACGATGACGGCATTGTTCTTGTCGTCCACCTTGAGCTGGTTCAGTGGAGCACGTCGCCATTCGTTGATCAGGCGTGTCTGGGTGGCGTTTGGGGTCGGGTCGGTACCGTTGGCATCGCCCACACCCATCTGGGTTATTTTCCACGGAATGCCCAAGGCATCCGCATTGGCCTGCTTCGCCGCGCCCACATTAGTGAGGATGGCGTAGAACTGAGAAGTCTGGTCAACCATGTCTAATGTCCAGAGTGTCGATTGTATGGTCACGGCCGCCACGGCCGATCCGGCCGGTGACATCAAGGGGCTGCGGTGCAGGCGGGTACACGTCCAGCACGTCGCCGTCACTCATTGAGCCGTAAATGAAAAACTTGCCCAAGGATTCCAGGCTGATCTGTAGGCCGATCATGAGGCGGCTCACTGGCCGGGCATCGTCGAGCAGTGCCGATAGTTCGCGGTAGGTCTCTTCACTGATCCCCCCATTTGAAACACCAACCTTGAGCGCAAACGTGCCTGGCACGCCTTCAGGTTGCTGGTTGAACCATTCGAGCACCTCGATCAAGTATCCGAACGGTTCGACCACCCGACGAAGAGCGCCGATGGTCCCCTTACGGGCATGGACGTGAAAAGCGGACCGGATAACCGAGCGCTTAACCTCCTCTGACCAGGTGTCGTCCCAGCGGTCTACTGACCAGGCCCAGGCGAGCTGGTACAGCAGGTGCGGCGGGCAGTTGTCGGGATGGTAGAGCGCTCGCAATGGGACCGTCGGCGCCTCGACCGCTGCGGTTTCGATAGCCCGCTCCAGCAGCGTGCTGTTGTGCGGAAGCAGGCTCACGTCACGTCCCCACGCTTTACGTTCACTGCCGTGCACCAGGCAGCCTGGGCTTTCGTCGGGCGCAGATCCGTCCAGCCGATCAGCTCAACCCGGCTGACACCGTCGATGTGCAGTTGGGCGTCGATCCCTGAGCGGGCAACCTCAACGCCAAGGCGGCGCCGTGGATTGACCCATGCGTCCAGGCGGCGCTTCGACTCGGCAAGCACCGCTTCACCCTCCGGTCCAGAACCGTCGAGGTACACGACCGCATCAATCCGGTAGCGTAGGATTTCAGCGCTCTGCACCCGAACCCTGTCAGCCACGGGCCTAACGTCGTCGTCATTCAGATGCAAGGCAACCTCTGCCAGCAGGTCGGCGCTGGCCTGCCCATCGCTTTCGACGCTCAGCACCGTGACATCAACAACGGCAGGCGACGGACTCTCAGCGGTTGCGTCCGCAACCCTTCCCGACGCATTGCGCGCGTGCAGAATGTAGCTGTTACGCGGCCCCGCTGTGGTCAGGCCCTCATAGACCAACTGCACCCGCTCACGCAGGGCCTCATCACCCTCAAACACTGCCGGTACCGGTGGCACAGCAGTGAGGTCTTCAGCCTGCACCAAGAGCCGCTGCAGGCTGACATTGCCCGCGAGGTGATCTAGATCGCTGCCCTTGGCGTAAGCCAACAGCAGCGCCTTGGCCGCGTCGTTGATACGCGAGCGCGTTGTGAGTTTGCGATAAGCGCCCACTTCCAGCAGCTTGGTCACCGGGTCGCTTTCCAGAAGGGCCGTCCAGCTATCGCCCATGTGTTCGCGAAAGGCGTTCAGATCAGCCTGGTATTGCTCTTCAAAGTCCAAGCTTTCAAGCACCTGCGGCGCAGGCAGCGCCGTTAAATCGATCATGCTCACGCGCTCACCTCCACAATCATGCTGTCGCCCAAGTAAATGCCGGACAGCTCCAGAGTGATCTGTCCGTTCAGTACCGCCACAACGCGCACGCGCTCCAGTTGCAGACGCGGCTCCCAGCGACCCAACGAACGAGCCACCTCGGCTTGCACCGCGCTTTTCCAGCCGTCGTTGACAGGCAGATCCACAAAACGGCGCAACTCGCTGCCGTACTCAGGTCGCATGCGACGACTGCCGATGGGAGTAGTCAGGATGTCTTCGATGGACTGCCGAAGGTGGGCAACGCCCGACAACGGCTGCCCGCTACGGCGGTCCACTCCGATCATGGCCCTACTCCACTCGCTCGAAGTCAGGATGTCGCTCAAGGCACGCTATGGCCTCGGCATCCAGAGTCGGTACCTCTACCCGACCGGCTACCACCGACAGCGAGCGCAGACCGGTGGTGAAGATCTGCCGCGAGGTGAACCGCGTGTCGCGGAACGACGCCACGGCTGGAGTGGTTAATGGATCGTCAGGTTTCTTGTTCGCCATACGTTCTCCAGGCCAAAAAGAAGCCCGCTCGAGGCGGGCTGTCAGTGTTTGTGGTTCGGGGTGTTCCCGGCGGTGTCGATGATCCGGGCACCACCGTGTATGTCGCCGGTCACCTGCAAGGTGCCGTTGATTGTCACGTCACTGGTGATGGTGACGCTGCCCGTCTTCGCGGTTATCGTCGCGTCCGTCACCACTACCTCGCTACCGCCTACCTTCACCGTAGCGGTGCCGCTGGGCAGCGTGATCGAGTAGGACTTGGCTTGCCAGTCGTACACCAGAGAACCGCCATCATCGAAGCGCCAGACCTCGGTGTGGTCGCGGTTATCCGGTGGGGCACCTGCATTGCCATACAAGCCGGGTACAAAGGTGCCCTGCGCGGGCTCACCGCTCGGGCTGACAAGCATGCCCTGCTCGCCCAGGCTCGGCGCCCGCCAGTGCCTGGCCTTGCCAGCCGCGACCGCATGCCAGCGCACCCAGGCGCTGGTCCAGTCGTCGCCGTCCGAGACACGCACCATCGCAGCCTCAAGATCCACCGCCACAACCCGACACGGGATCACCAGGCTGGCCAACATGCGGTCATGCTGCGCCGACACATAGCTCATGTGACCTCCCCAGCAGGCGTGTAGTCATCCTTGTGCCCGGCACCGAGATTGGGCTCAAAGCCCCACATCAGCAAGCTGGCCGGCTGGTTCGGCCAGGGCCATTCCTCCTCGCCGAGATAGATGATCTGGGTCCACTCGACCACCCACACGGCATACCCGTCCAGCTCCGGGCGGGTCCAGTCCTGCTCGGCTCGCACGAATACCGCGTTCTCGACGCCAAGCCCCCACGTCTGCATGCGCAGCAGCACGGTCAGTTGCGCGCCTACGAATGCCGCGACCTTCAGCGCGTCTTCCACTTCGCTCCCGACGATCACGCGAGCCTCGAACCGGGCCTCGACGCCGGTTTCGCCTGTGCCAGGATCCGGGCCGGGCTCCCAGCCTGCCAGCTCGATTACTACGGCAGGCAGGGCCAGCACCTGCATCGGATCGGGCATGGCCGTGACCAATTGCAGGCCAGGGATGGCAGCGCTGATGTGTGCTTCCATCGCGGCATACAGCCCCGCTAGGGGGATAGGAGAATCATCCATTGCCGGACTTCCTCAAGTATTTCTGCAGTTCGAAGTTCAGCTCCTGCTCCATAACCTCAAGCAGACGCTCGTGAGCGCGGCGAGTCCAGGACTCGAAGTGCGGCCTGATGCCTTCCAGAGAGATCTTGGCCTTGGCCAGGGGGAAGCGGCTGTCGTTCTCGGCAATCCAGCCCGAGCTGACACCGCCTGCCCCCGACACCTCGCTATCCGGGTAATCGCTGGCCTTGAAGTGCTTGCTGGCCGTGCGGATCCAGATATCGGGCTTGCCGCCATAGACCTTTTTGAAGAACGCCCCTTCATACCGGCGCCCTGCAACCGACACGCCCGATTGGGTCTGCCGGGCTCGCCCTGCGCGGCTGGCTTCAATCGCGTTGATGCCGAACCAGAGCTTGCCCTGTCCGTTGCTGCTCACCGGGTAGGCCCGCAGACGCTGACGCACTGCCGCGATGGCGATCCGCTGTTCCTTGCCGACCGCCCGTGCGATGTGTGTCTGCAGCCAGCGCAGCGTCTTGTTGAGCGCCCGGCGCTGAGCAGCGGCCGCAGCCTTGGGCACCAGGGCAGCGAAGTCCTTGAATGCTTCGATCTCACCCGGATCGGCCTGTAGGGTGATCAGGCCGGAGCTGGCCGACTGCTTGGTGTGGCTACCAACGCTCACGGCGCCTTCCTCAGCACCAAGGTCACCAGTCCGTCCCCGCCAGGCTCAACGTTCGTGATGATATAGTTGCCGCCACCATCCTCGGGCGGCAGATCGATCGCCACGGCTTGGCGTATCTCGACGCCTGCGTTGTCGCCGACCCGGATGACCAAGTGCGGCTCCCGCAGCCCGGTGTTGATGCGGCCGAGCTTGGGTTGCAGCCAGGGCGCCGAGAACATCCCCAGCACCTCACGCCCTTCGATCCGGGCGGGATCGCCCAGTACTTCGAATACCGTCTCATCCAGATCTTCCACCAGATCGCGGAAGCCCATGTCAGCGCTTCGCTTTCAAGCGGATGATCGCCTTCGGCCGAGTGACCAGGTGCAACGGGTTGGACTGCGCTTCGCCTGCAACGCCCTTCTTGAACGGCATCATCTCCAATTGGCTGTAGTAAGGCAGGCCCTCGGTGTTGACCGTGTCCATGTAGTCGGCCGGTGCGAAGCGGGTGATGCACAGACCCGGCACACCTTCCGGCACCAGGCGCGCATCATCGTCACCGACGAAGGCGGTGCCGCCCACCTTGCCACGGTAGCGCTCCCAGGTGATGCCACCGAAGTCGAATGCCTCACGGCCGTCAGCCCGCAGCGCAGCAGCGTACTGGGTGCCCTCGTAGGTTTCCTTGACGCTGCGATGCGCGATCAACAGCCGCCAAAAGTTCTTGCCGCAGAGGGCTCGCGCGCCCGAGCTGGCCGTTGCGCCCAGCGCCTCTTCCTGGGCGTCCAGTGCATCAACGCACTTCACCCGGACTTCGGTTTCGGGCTTGTCCAGATCCATCACGATCTCGACTGGCTTGATGTCGAAGCGTTTGTAGATATCGAGCAGCACTGTCTTGCCATCGGCATCGAGCACATAGCCGTTCAGGGCGCCCATGCGGTGAAACTCATGGGTGGCGTCCAGCTGACGCCGAGCCTTTGCCAGGCGCTTGTTCACCACGTCCTGCACCGCTTGCAACTCGGTCTGCGATCCGAAGGCGCGAATACCTTGGATCTCGTCGGCCTTGATCGCAAAACGCTCAGGCAGGTGCACGGTGTTGAACGGCAGCAGGATCCGTTTGCTGCCACCGACCACCAGGCCCGAGGTGCCGCGCTCGCCTGCAGGCACCAGCGCGAGTGTCTCGCCATCCTTCTCGACCTGAACAGTGATGGTCGTGACGCCCTCCTCCTCGAATAACCCCAGCTCAGCAAGTCGGCCGGGCACATAGGGCTGTTCATTGATCGCGGCTGTCAGCGCCGGAACAGTGAATGCGTTGTCTTCAAAAATCTCGATGTCAGCCATGAAGGCCCTCCAAAAAATGCAAAACCCCGCACTGGGCGGGGTTGGAATGAAAAGGGTCGCGGTCAGCGAACGATGATGAACTGCGAAGCGAGGGCTTTCTCGCCGTCCAGATCCAGGCCGGTCAGCAGGGCTTCCGATACCTCAGCAAGGCGGACCACTGCCCGGCCTCGACGAGCCACGTCGGACGAGCCGATGGAAGCGAACAGGATGCACTTGGCGGTCTGGCTACCGTCTTCGGCTGCGGGGTCGTACGGTGCGAACTGGCCGGAAGCGGTGAGCAGGCCAAGTACCTGACCCGCCACCAGCGCCTCGCCCGGCGCGATATCAATCGCCTCGCGAGAGATCTGCCCGGCCCCTTCGGACAACAGGAATTCACCGGCATGGACCGGTTCGACGTAGGTGTTGCTCATGTTCAGGCTCCTTTGCCGGTACGTTGTTGCGAGGCCTGCCGACGGGCAGACCAGATGTTGCTGGGGTTGGGTAATGCGGCCTTCACCTTTTCAGGCTCGTCCTCGGCCGGTGGGAGGCTGTTGTCGATCTCGAAGCCCTTGCCAGAGCCGACCAGCTTGTCGAATAGCCGTGCACGAACGGCGCTGGTCTCAAGCCCGGCCTGCACATACTCGGCGGTCAGCTCCGGCAACCGGGCTGCCGCGCAGAGATCACGCACCGCCTTTGCCCGAGTCAAGGCAGCCTGCACTGTCGCTTCATCTGCGAGCTTGGTGGACGCGATCAGCGGTTCGACCAGGTTACTGATACCGGCCTTGGCGCAGGCCTGGGTAATCTGCAGCGCCAACGCAGCCGAATCCGGCTCGGGGCCTGCTGTAGGTGCAGCGGGCGGATCCTCCGGCTCAGTGGGCACCTGCTCGGTCTGGCTGGCTTCGAGCTGGTCCAACAGCGCTTGCGGAGTTTGCCGGTACCGCGCGAGCGCGGTGCCCTGACCCAGGCACGCTTGAACCTTGACGCCATTGCCCATCTCATCGGCCAGGCCCAGGTTCAGCGCTTCCTGAGCCGTTAGCCAGGTTTCAGCATCCACCATCCGGCGCAGCTCTGCGTCATCGATGTTCGGCGCTTTGGCCTTGTAGGCCGCAATGATCGCCTCGAAGGCCTGGTCGAGCATGTCAGCCACTCGCCGCAGATCCTCGGCATCACCACCCACCCAGGTATAGGGGTTGTGGATCATCAGCATGGCGTTGGACGCCATGATCACCCGATGCGCGCCGCAGACCGCGACACTCCCCGCGCTGGCAGCGAGCGCATCGATTCGCCCTGTGCAACGCTTACCGAGCCGCGCTAAGGCGTTGTGGATGGCCAGACCCTCGAACAGGTCACCCCCGATGGTGTTGAAGGCGACCACAACAGGCGATGCGCCGTCGTCCACTGCCTGCAGATCCTGGATGAACTGGTTGGCGGTGATCCCCCAAGCGCCAATCTCGCCGTAGACGTACACCTCGATGACCTTGGCGGCGCCCTGGGCCTCGGCTGCGGCCTTGATCGTGTACCACTGCTGGTCCTGCACCGGCTGCGTGGTCTTGGCCTTGTTGAAGATGCGGAACGGCATCAGCGGTTTCAGCGGTTTCATTTGCTCTCCTTCTTGTCGGATTCGTCGGGGTCATCGTCGATGGCCGACAAGCTGCTGTAGTTGAGGCCCAGGTCTTTCGCCCTGGCGATATCGGCGGCGTTTTCCTCATCCACCGTTTCTGCGTTGGTACCCGCTCGCAGGCACATTTCGCTACGCGAAGCGAAGCCTGCCCCCACTTCGAGCATCCGCGATTGCACGTCTTGCACGGGGTGGATGTAGGCCCAACCTTGCGGCACCCAGCGCGTGCGCAGGTACTCACGGCGCCGTTGGGTGTAGTCAACCAGGTCGAGCGCACCCGACAGCACCGCCATGTCCATCCAGGCCGACCGGACTGGGCGACAGAGCTGGTGGACGTAGACTTGAAACTGCAGTTGCTCAAGGCGGCGGCGAAACTCTGTGAGCACCACGCGGATCGCGCGGTCGTTCACGTCGCGCATATCGCCGGTCATCAACTCATAGGGCAGCCCTGCCCCAGCCGCTGCAGCGGTCAGTTGCTGCCGCATGAAGTCGGGGTAGTTGTTACCGCCATCGGGGGGATCCGAAAACTCGACCTGCTCGCCCGGCAGCAGCTCCTGCATCGTGCCCGGCTCCAGCGCCACCATCGGCGTGAAGCTGTCACGGTCGTAGTTGACCGGTGCGCCAGTAACCATGTCCACGGGGGGGGGCCCCATTGCGTCGGGGGCGGGTTTGCGCACGAACCCAGCAAACAGGTTGGCCACCTCCTGACGAAACAGCACCGCATCGTCGTAGTTGTCCAGGCTGCGCAGACGTTTGAGTACCGGCGCGAGTCGCGGCACACCCCGCAGTTGCCCAGGCTCCAGTGGCTCGAAGACATGCAGCATCTGCTCAGCCGGAACGCGCACCAGCGGGTTGTAACCGGCGTTCTGCGAGGACTTGTCGCTGGGATGGTTGCGGTAGCACCAGTAGGCGACCCGGCGCCCGATGCTGTTGAATTCGATGCCAGCGCGGATAACATTGCCAGAGCGGGTCATTTCGAACTTGTCATGCGGCACGAACTCGGGGGCCAGGCATTGCAGTTGGAGCGGTACCGCCAGCCCGTCTTCCAATCGCCGAGGACGAAGCCGCACGAAGCATTCCCCGGACTGCTCGACGGTGCGCGCAATCAGCGCTTGCTGGCCGTAGAAGTCGGTCAGCTCATCGGTGTCCGACTCATCGACCCAGTCTTCCCATAAAACCTGCATGGCCCCGCGCAGGGCCTTGTCAGTCAAACGGGGTTGCGGGGTTATGCCGGTGCCGATCAGGTTGCTGACCCGCTTGTCGATCACGTTGGCCGCGTACGGGTCATTACGGACCGCAGCACGGGAACGTGAACGCAGGTTGCGCAATGCAGGCATGATCAGGCTGTTCGGCCCGGTGTCCGGTGCGTCCCAGTTCGACGAGCGTCGCCCTTCGGCAGCCCCGTCGTAGCTGGCCTTGATCCGCTCAGGCACCAGGATGCCGGAGCGCGTGGAGATAAAGCGACTCACAACCCTTTACCCCCGTGGTAGAGCCGCACCACCCGCGAGCGCGGCCCGGCAGACTGGACCAGCTCCGAACGGATCAAATCACGGGCGCGCATCAGTTCGTCCACGGACCGGTACTCGACCGTCCGGTCGGTGTATCGCACGGTCTTTTCGCCGCGCGCGATTGCACGCTCGACTGCCGCGAGGTGAGCTTGGGTATATGCCATAGTCAGCGTCTCTTGAGGTAGCCGCTGGTGGAGCTGCGGCGTTGTGCGATTGGAGGTGGTGCGACGGGCGCCGGTAGTGCCTGCGTCGTTGGCCTGCTGACGACTGGATCCTGTTTGGCAGCTGAAGGGCTTTCGTCATCATGATCGCCATCAGGCTCACCGATATGAGGCCGGGCTGGCTGCGGCTCACCCTGGTCGAACAGGCTGGTTTGCGCGAGCTTCTGCCGCAGCTTGTCCCAGTCCTGCTCACCGTAGCGGTGCAGCCCAAGGAAATAGGCCATTGCCAGGTTGTAAACCATCAGGTCGAGCGCTTCGTTGCGGTCGGCCTTGCCCTTGACCCACTCGATCCGCTTGTAGCCCTTCACATAGCGCGCGACCTTGCGTTCGGCCACACATTGCATGAAGAACTCTTCGGGCAGGTTCTTGGCGAAGTGCAGCGCACCGGGACCGGCCTCGAAGCTGTAGCGGTTGTAGATCCAGTCCTTGGCCGTGTCGGTACCGACCATCCACAGCTCGGCGCCATGGCGTTCGGTCTGGCCCTTCCAAGTGACATCCACTGGGGATGGCCGCTGCGCAATGACAGGCCGCCCCGGCTTGCTCGCGCCCTTGAGCGCGAAGATGTTTCGCCAGCGCCGAACGCGGGTGAACTGATAGACCTCATGCGTATGGTGACCGCCCGAGTCGATGCCCGTGGCCAGGATCGCCAAGCTGACGCCGCACGGGTGCAGATAGCGAACCTTGAGGCGCTGATCAAGTACCGCCCAGGTACGCTCATCGGCGGGATCGCCAGGGATCACCAGGTGATCGACCACCCAGCGCTCCATGCCAACACCCCAGCCGATGACCATCAGCTCCAGGCGGTTGGCCTGCACGTCAACAGAAGCAGTCAGCACCAGCACGCCCACGGCGAGGGTACCCAGCACGAAGTCCTCTTGCAGCGCACGGGCTTGCAGCACCTCATGTTTCGTCTGCTCAACCGCGCTGTCCCATACCTTTGCAAGACGGGTGTTGTAAAACACCTGCATCGGTTCAAGGTCGCCACGATCCTGCGCTTTCTTGGCCTTCTCGTACTGCTTGGCCAGGTCAGCCCAAGACACCCAGCCAAGCGGCGAATACAGGGCGCTGAGGTGGAAGCCAACCGTCTCGCCATCGCCCTTGGCATGGGCGCGCCACTCGCCCCTGGCGAGCATGTCGCCCTTATGGTGCTCCTCGATCAGCACGTCGCACTCAGGCCCGGCGCACTGGTAATGCACGGTGGTGAAGTCCGCCGAGTACAGCAGGCGCTCCCACTGCAACACCTGCATGTGCCCGCAGGTCGGACACGGCACGTAGTAGTGCCGCTGATCACTCTGCTGGAACAGGTCATCAATCCGCGAGGCGCCCTTGATCGTGGGCGAGCTGGAGAAATAGAACTTGGCGTTGCGCCCGAACGTACTGCCTCGGGTTTCTGCCAGCTCGATGGGATCCCCCTCTTCGTCGACGTCCACGTCCCAGCGGTCCACCTCATCGCCGTAGATGAAGCGCGCCGCCAGTTCCGAAAGGTTGGAGGCCGAGCCCGCCGTGGTGGCGTAGAGCGTGCCGCCCTCGAATTCCTTGGTGTCCATCGTGTTGCGGGAGTCCCGCGAGCGGTTGGCCGCTACCCGTGCTTTCAGCTCAGGCGTGACAGCGATGGTCTTGCCGATCCGGGAAGACACCCGCTTGGCCAGGGCCAGGCTGGGCAGCAGCGTCAGGATGTTGGACGGCGACATGTGAATCAGCGCCCCGATCCAGTTCAGGGCAATCTGCGTTTTCATCAGCTGCGAAGCCACCTCGGTGATCACCCGCTTGCAGGGGTGAGCGGGCGACAGGCAGCGCATGGGTTCACGGGCATACGGCGTACGGTCGGTGCGGTACTTGCCGGGCTCGGCGGCGCCAGTATCACGCGGGATCCGCATGTACTCGTCCGCCCACTCATCGACCCATAGTTCCGGGTCGGGCATCAGCCCTCTGCAATACGCTTCGCGGTACGCCTGGGCACCGTCTGCGTATCCGGTAGGCATAGGCTCAGCTCAGTGTCATGGCTCTTTCGAGGTCGGCATGGTTCATTTTCGCGGCATCGGTGAAGACGCGCCGGAAGGTGTCGGTGAGGTGCTTCTCGATATCCCAAGGATCGGACATACCAGCAAGCTCGGCGGCGAGCTGGGGCGCGAGCCCGAACATCTGGTCGCGCAGGCCGCGACCGGCAGCAAACGCGGCATCCTCCACTGGCTTGCGCTCTACCAGGGTGCCTTGCACCTTGTTGAACTCAGCCTCGGCGAGCTGGGCCAAGTAGTACTCGCGGTGTGCCCGCGCAGCCTGAAAGTCACGCCCTTTTGCGGGCGCCTGCACCGCTGGCAGCACCGCAGGTGTGTCGCCGGTCGGTTGGAGCTGACTGCGAACATCCCGCTCGACGCGGTTTTCTGAATGCCGGGCCGCGACGGCGGCCTTGCTGGGATCGGCAGATTCGGCCAGCAGCGCTTCGGTGGCCTCAAGATCCACCTTGCCATCTTCGGACAGCACCAGGCGGTCTTGGGAAGCGAGTTTGGAAACGTAGGATTTCGACCACCCGCGTCGAGCAGCGAACTCCGATTTGGTCAGGTTGGTCATCTGAAAAATTCCAGTTTACTCAGTAAACTCAAGGGGTTAACCAGTTCACCGCAGTTCACTAAGCTGGTGAACTAGCCGCTAACGCAGAAGCGCGGGTTCCCGGTCCCGTACCCCGGCAATATAGCCAGGGTCCCCGGCCCCACCCAGGATTCCAGGCGGGTCACTGGCCAGCCTCGGTGCCAGCTGGCGGCACCTGGGCAAGCCCCAGCCGCTTGGCGGCCCAGCGCTCATACAGGTTGATCGCCACGTCGGCGCCGGCCATCGCGGTCAGGCAACCAATCGCTGCAGATGCCCATACCGACATACCGCTGGCGTACAGCAGCATGTTGGTCGACAACCCGCAGGTTACGCAGGCACCCGACCGCAAGGCCAACCGGCGAACCAGCCCCCAACCGCGAGCGCCCGCCTTGTCCGCCCGCCACATCTCCCCCGACACACCACCCACCAGCGACAGCACAATCACCATCCAGACTGGCAGCTCGGCCAAGGCTTGTTGCTCGCTGTTCATCCCTTCCCCCAAATGCAAAAACCCCGGCGCCAAGGCCGGGGTTTCTGGTGTGTGGCGGGCTGCTTTGTGCGCCCGCACGTCTCGAAGATGGGTACTTTTTACAGGTCGATTCCGGTGGCAGCAAGCGAGTTTTAATGCCACCCCGCAATAAGGGGTAAACGCAGGGGGAATGTCTAGAGAATGTCGGAGGAATACACCAACCCGGCTTAGCTTCACTCTGGTGCTGCCCCATAGGTCCCAAGGCAAGCGGTAATGGTGGGACTGTGGAGCCCTTGAATTTAAAGGGCTGTCCCACCGTCTAACTGTTTTTAACCCTTTCTCGTGTAAAGAGAGAGATCTACAGCACGCTGCGCGCAATGCGCGCGTAACGCGCTGCATGCGCCCTACGTGTGCGTATGCGGGTGGATGGCGGGACAGTGGGACAGCCCGCGACCTGCGCGGGCTTGAGTGTGGCTAACCTGCGAAAAACGCGGTAGTCCAGTGGCTGGACGGTGGGACCACAGAAGGCGAGTCATGCCGCTCGCCTCATGAGCAAGCCGGCGACAAAGACGTGCGCCTCGTGCAAGCGCTTGTAGTAAGTATCGCGGCCACACCCACAGTGCCGATACTTCTGGTATAGCTCGCTGTCGGCGTTGCAGTAATGCTCTCGAACCACCAGGTAGAGCTCCGGCGCCAAATGCTTGTTCACAATGATCTCAATTTCCGCAGACTCATCGAGCAGCACCTTGCTGCCTCGGGTCCCGCGCACCAGATCACCCTTACACTCCATCAACAGGCCGAGCATGCTACCAACACCTCCCGCCGAATGACAGGGCTCCGGCGCATGCAGCTCTTGCGCCCACAGTTTCAGCATCTCATCGATGTGCTTGATCAAAAGCACTCCTCCTTCGGCGCTGGAGCTTGCTGTTCCAGGGGACTGGTGCGGCCCCAACCCTCGGGCTTCTGATACGCCCAGGGCCGCTTGCCGCTCTTCGGCAACGCGGCGAGCCGCCGACGCCGCCAACCCAAGCGGTGCATGATCGACCCCACACGCATCTGCTCAGGCTTGCCCCAGTGACCGGGGTCCAGCTTGAGCGCCTGTCCCAGCACTTCGCTACCGGTGACTGTCTCCCCGACCTGCGATGCCTCCAGCCACTCAAGGATCGGACCTTCCCATTCATCCACCACGAAACGCTCTTCCTGCTCCGAGGTGAAGAGCTCTTCCTCCTCACGAGTGACCCACCAGATATCACCGGCCTGGTAGCAGAACATGGCCTCAGCCCACAACTGATCGCGTACCCGGCGCAACGCCTCCAGATCGACCTTAACGCAGGCGACCGGCCAATAGCGCCGGTTACCAGTGGCGTCCTTGAGGTATTCATCTTGGTTGGTAGTACCCGCGAAAACACACTGGCGTGGCACGTCGCTCGTTCTTCGCCCATAACTCTCGCGGTAGGTGTCGATGGAGGCCGAGAAGAACTGCTTGGCCTTGGTGCTCTCAGCCTTGTTGAAGCTGTCCAGCTCTCCCAGCTCGACGATCCATTTGCCCCGGATCGCCTGGAACGCGTCCTTGTCACCCAGAGTGAACGGCGTGTCCATGAACCACTCACCCCCAAGAATGCCCAAGGCCGAAGACTTACCCGCGCCCTGCGCCCCCTCAAGGATCATCACCGCATCCGCCTTGCAGCCGGGCTTCATGACACGTGCCACCGCCGAGATCATCCAGCGCTTCCCGACCTTGGCACTGTATTCGTTCCGGGGAACGCCGAAGATCTCATGCAGCCAGCGCTCCAGGCGTGGTACGCGATCCCATTCAAGCTTGGCCAGGTAAGTGCACACCGGATGGAAGGCGTTGTCATGAGCGACGACGCTGACAGCCTCGACCACATGGGAGGCTTTCACGCGCAGGCCCTGCTGGGCCAGCCACTTCATCACACGCATGTCGTCGATGTCGCTCCACTCCCCCGGCACACCGCCATAAGGTGCAGCACGAAGGCGCATGATCTTCGAGCTGAAGGCGTTGTAGCCGATCACCCCGCCCCACCGCTCATCATTGGCCAGGATCAGTTCGACGTTCTGCATGTGGGCGATCAGAGCACCGCTCTCGGTCCTGGCCAGCATGTCTTTCCAGCCACCCGTAGCAGGTGGTTTGATCACAGCGGTGACCTGCCGACGCACGGCCTCGAGGCCTTCGGCGCAGTGCAGATCATTGAAGTCGGTCCACTTCACTTCGCGCTCGACCGAGAAGATCGGGCCGACCACCTGGCCACCGACCACCACAGCCGCGTTGTTGGCTTTTTCCTCACCAGGGTTCCAGGGCTCGCCCGTAGGCCGCTTGGTTTTCCAGTCGTCATCGCGGCAGATGATGATGGACCGACCAGGGAAGCGCTCGCGCATGTGCTTGGCGACGGCCATCAGGTTGCCCGCATCGAAGGCGATCGCCACCGCCTGGGAGGTTGCCATGTGCAGGCTAGCGCCGGTGGCGTATCCCTCGCACACCAGCACCGGCTCTCCTGGTTCGGGGTGACCGCCAATCATGTGGAAAGCCCCCTCCTTGGCCATGCCATGCGGCCAGTAGGACTTGTCGCGGCCGGTGTACTCTTGGACCGTCGGATAAATCACCTGCAGGCCGACGATGGCATCCTGAGCATTCTGCATCGGGACGAGCACCGCGCCTGACTTAGGGGCATAACGAACCCCGAAGCCGACCACCTGCTTGCGATCAAGGTAAGCGCTGCGCCCTTTCTCGGGCATGCGTTTGAACAGGGCGTCGGCGCGCTTGCCCGCGCGACGTGCCGCGTTGGCGGCGACCTCCGCTGCACGCCGCTTGGCGTCAGCCTGCCGGGCCCGCATCACTTCACGCTCGTCCGGGGTCAGCCCTCGACCATCGGTCTTCACCTTCTGCGTTTCGCCAAGACGCCAGTCACCGAAGCTGCCGAAGATCAAGGTTTGCCCTTTCTCGGTCAGGTGTTCATGCAGGACATACCAGCCGTTTTTTTCCTTGCCCTTGTCATCCTTGGTGCGGCAGCGGGTCAGCTTGCCAAAGATCAGGGGCTGTTCAGGCTGCAGACCGTAGTCGTGCAGTTGATCGATAACCTTATCGAGCATACCGAGCCCCCCTCCCCTCATGGATCTGCTGGCACTCAATGCAACGCGCACAACCCTTCTCTGCCACCCTCCTGGCTTCGGGAATGGGCTCTTCACAATCAACGCAGTCCAACAGGGACACGGGCAGTACCCGCGCCCGACGTTTCGCAGCAGCCGCGATTGCGACGTCGTTGTGCCATTGGGCCTGATCATTTGCCCGGTCGATTACATCACCCACGGCGCGCCCCCCGAGTGGTCTGGTTGACGTACTCGGCCCGGCGATACATGCCGAGCAAACCTTGGATACCTCGGAACACCTGGTGCTGGATCTCGGCCAGCTCCTGATCGTCGACCTTTCCGTCGCCAATGCTGCGCGCCCAGGTCTCGGACAAGTTGGCAACCTGCCGGAAGAAATCGGCAAGGCCCATGGTCAGCGTCTCGGGGATGTCATGGGTGTAAGCGTCCGACAGCTCATGCCAGATGGTGTCGCCAACCAGGGCATGCACCGAGTCGAGGATGCGTGGATCCTTCGTCAGCTCAAGGATCTCGCTGAACTCTTGAACGTTCACGGTATGGGTAGGATGGGTGGGAGACAGCTTGTGCTGGAGGGTCGTGGCGTTGCGGCCGGTAGTGGCAGCGATAGCAGCAGCGCCACCCGGATAATCTCGCACGGAATGGTAGAGGGCGAGCTCGAGGGGCAACACTTCGCGCTTGGCGCGCTCGGTGCAGCTCATTGCAGTTCGGCTCATGGCATTTCTCCTTGTCGGTAGCCAGTGCCTGCGGCGAGTCGTGGTGGGACCTTCGCCGCACAGCTTATGAGAGGGCAATGCCAGCCAGCCCAAAGGCTGGATCGGCTCCATGCCGGGGCGTCACTCCATTGACAGCCCCAGGCGAAACTATCGCCTCCCGTGGTGCAGGAGGCGCCGCTCTAGCTCCATGCCAGGGCGGTGCGATCAAAGCGTGCGGACCTATGTGGTGTGCCCGCCCACTTTTCACGCAGCCCGGCAGCATCGTGGTGCTACTACCGAGCGACGGAGGCAACCACTCGCCCCCCTTCGGCACCTGGCATTACCCCTAAAAGGCTGCCAGTGCCGGCGGCGAGCGGTGGTGTTACACTCGCCGCATGGCTTGAGAGGGCCATACCGCTGCCCTATCTGTGGTGGAGAAGGCAGCAAACCCAGGCTTCGTGCCTGGTCTCTGCGTTCAAGGCAAGTGGATACGTGGTGTGCCCGCCCAGCTTGAACGTGGCCCGATAGCACTGTGGTGGTGCTGCTGGGGGAAACTGGGCGGCCTTTGGGTCGCCTTTTTTCTTAGTTGCATAGCTTTCGAGGTGTTGCAGCTTCGCGTAACCACGCAGCGTCGAAGGGACGGCCCTGTTTGGCAGCCGCAGCAGCAAGCAGAGCTGAATAATTCGTCTCACCCGTATACTCAGTGCGCGGCAGAACAGCTGATTGGCGCCATTTATTTAGAGCTTGCACTGACCTCCCACACAGGCGGGAAGCAGCACCTATACCACCTACAGCATCGAATGCCATCGCCACTGGGTTATCAGCCCTCTGAGAAATCGCCATGCGGCCTCCTTTTTATCAACTGTCGGTTGATATTAAACATCAACTGACTATTGTGCAAGCCTCGTGCAACCATCAACCCATGGTTGATAAAAATTTCTTACGCAAGCAATTCACCTCTCGCCTGCACCAGGCCCTGGACCAATCAGGGGTACGCCAGCGCGGGCGAGGCGTGGATGTTCACAAGGCTCTGCAGAAGCGAGGGGTGCACAAAACCACCCAAGCCATTAGCAAATGGCTCAACGCAGAGTCGATCGCCGAGCCAGATAGCATGGTTGCTCTGAGTGATTGGCTTGGGGTTAGGCGAGAGTGGCTTGAGTACGGAACCGGTGAGAAGGATAAGGCGAACGATGTTTTCCAACCGGGAAATATCACACCAGTTTCCGAGACAATGGGAAAGGTGCCGCTTATATCTTGGGTACAAGCAGGTGCTTGGTGCGACGCCACAATCAATGTTGATGCGTATGCTGCCGAGCGCTGGTTATCTTGCCCAGTCCCAATCAGCCGCAATGGCTATGCACTTCGAGTTCGCGGCGACTCGATGACAAACCCCGCACAGGGGAGAAGTTATCCAGAAGGCTGTATCATATTTGTTGATCCTGATGTTGAGGCAATCACAGGCGATCGTGTGATTGCAAGAATTTCTAGGACTAACGAAGCAACCTTCAAAGTATTAGTCGAAGATGCCGGAAGGTATTTCCTTAAGCCAATCAACCCGCAGTATCCGATAATCCAAATAACAGAGGAGACAGTTATCTGCGGGAAAGTAATTGGCTCATTCACACCAGAGTAGCAGTTTAGATTTCTACACTTGAAAATTCTCAAGCATCTCAACTCTCCGGATCAGTGGTTGAATCCTCACCCTTGATCGGACGCCTTGATGATACTCGTACAACTGGATAACCCGGCCAGCATAATACTTACGAATCTCGGTACCTTCAGATTGCTCTCTTTTGAGGTCCGCAATTTGAAGCCTAACCCATTCAGGGTCCTTATTTGACTGTGCCGACAGAATCTCAGCATGGATGTATTGATGAACCATTTCAGAGGACTCATACCCAGAGGAAAATACTTTAGTTATAAGATCGATAGACCTCTGAGCTTCGAATCCACCCACCACGAACCCTTCATAAGCCAAACGGTCAAATTCCTTTAGATATATTAGATAAAGCGTGATATCGGGGTGGAACTGCTGACTGGTGGGCGTACTAATGATTAACAGCTTCAACCGAGTAAAAAGCTGCTCGATTGATCGCAGGGATAACCTTTGAGACTTAGCTAGAAGCTGCATGCTGCTAAGCAAGCTTTGCCCATCACGCTGTAGGTCTTGGGCACCAGTTGATCTAAAGTAAGCCTCAAAACCATTGCATTCAAACAAATAGTCAACAAAAATATCTAAATCTGGCTCCGGTAAGCCATATTCAATATCAATAAAACGCTTAAGATAACCAGCCGCGTCGAAGTCAGCTCCGTACACCGCCTTCACACTATGTGCTAGTTGAGCCTTGTCCAGTGCCAGCACGAATATCAATCCTGGTATATCCAACAAGTGCTTGATACGCTCAAGCAGTTCAATGGCATAAGTGGGCCTGCAACGATCGAGCTCGTCTACAAATATGCACAGACGCCCCAACCCTTCACCATCTTCCGCTCCATCCAGCAATTTTCTTATGCTTTCTTTGAAAACGTCTATTAGCTCTTTATTTTTTACATAGCCCTCTACTAAGTCACTCGAAAGCGCCTCAGCTAAAGTTGACGCCTCATCTTCAAGCATTTGATCTAAATCTATAGCGCCAGCAGTTCCAACCTTAACAGCGACAGGCACTATACGCTTAAGAATTTTCCCTCCTGCGCTTTTTGCTTTTTCCCATGCTCTTTTACTGAAATTGTCATGAAGCTGGCTAGAGAGAAAAGCATTCATTTCTCCCAAAAATGCGAGCAACGGATCAACGGCGAAATCTGTTTCCCAAGCACTAAAATAAACGGCATGAGTTTTTTGAGCCGCCAAGTTCGCATGAAGCATCTTAAGAAAAGTAGTTTTTCCCGCCCCCCACGGAGCGTTGATTGATAAAACTAAAGGGGCCTCCACATTAGATAGCAGTACGGTCAAATTATCTACGTACTCCTTTCTACGCAGCCTATCATTTTCATAAATTGATGCTGGGTCAACTTCAACAGGTCGAGTTTTGAGTCTCATAGTAAAGAGCCTACGTAGTGGCGTTAGGCCTCTACCTTATCACTGCCCCGCGGGTTTGCGAGGAGAATCATGGTTGACATTTCGCAACCACTGGTTGATATTCTCTGCACTCTTCCACCACAGAGTGAGGCAACACCATGCACACCACTGCATCGCTACACGTCCACCCCGCTGCTGCATCCACGGACCTCATCTTCAAGGTCCGCCGTCTGGCCAGACAGCACGGCTGCGCGTTCTTCACCACCAAGCACCGCGCCACCGCACCAATCGTCCGCCCACTGACCCCTGACGACGGGGGGCACGCGGCATGAGCTATGCACTCAGTCATAACGCCTTTGCCTGCCTGAAGGCCCAGACCAATCTATCCGGCCACTTCACCCACATCCTTAACGATGAGTCAAACGGCGCGCGCGCCAAGGCAACAGTGCAGACCGAGGTTTACCTCGACCAGGTGACCGTGATCATCCGCATAGGGCCGACTGTGAACAGCCTGACGCTGCAGGCAAACAGCCTCCCCAGCGCGAGGACCATCGCGCGGCATCTTGAGGCCATTGCCAACGGTGAACTGGACTCCGCCGAGATGTCCCCCGCCGAGCAACTGCTCGCTGATGTCGCCTAGGAGGCGCCCATGGAACGCAACCTGGCACAGACCGCGAAACTGTTCGGGATCACCCGCAACGAACTGATCCGCCTCATGCGCGAGCAGGATCTGCTGGACCAAAAGAACCTGCCCCGCTACCCCACGCGAGACCGCGACTACCTGCGAAAAAAAGAGGGCTGCTGGTTCCATCCGGTATCTGGCATGCAATACAGCGAGTCAACCCGCGTGAAGCAGGTCGGGATACCCTGGCTTGCAGAGCGGCTCCAGCTGCAGCTTCCGACACCACCGGAAGACAAACGCTATGCGGCCTAGGCAGTACGCGGCCCAGATCCTCCAGCTCAAGACCCGCGAGGAGCGCAATGCCGCGCTCCTGCAGGTTCCTGAAGATTGGCGCGACCTGGTACGCAAGCACTGCGAAACCACCTGGCACCATCCGTCACGCCACAAGCTCAGGGAGAGCCCGAAGCCTGATGAGCAATACAGACCAACTAGCGCTGCGCCTGCCGCACGCACCTGATGCAACGACTGTAGAGCTGCTGTACCGCACCTTCGGCGACGTTCTCATCCCGCTCGACAAAGTGCGCATGCAGTACTTCCGCAACCTCAACGAAGACACCTTTTCCGAGCAACTGAAGGTCGGCCGGATCTGCCTGCCAGTGACCACGCTGGACAACAGCCAAAAGGCATTGAAGTTCGCCCACATCCGCCATATTGCCGCCCTGATCGACAGCAGGGCCTACCAGGCGGACGAAAAGCAGTCTCGGCAGACCGAGCAAGAAAAGCAGTAACCATACGACCAGGGCCGCCACCACCAGCCCGCACACCACAAGGAGCAAGCCCCATGACCACCCAACAGGTCATCGCCCTAATCGTCATCAGCGCATTTGTCATTGGACTGTTCGCTTACGCTTACTGGTTTGGCCGCAATGAAGGGCGAATTCAAGGCCAGGTAGCAAGTGATCGCGAACACAAGGAGACCATCCGGCAGCTCAAGGAGTCCCTGGAGCTCCTGCGCAACGACCACCGCCATCTAGCAGATCACGCCAAGCGGCTCGAGGACGCAAACTCCCTGCAGGAGCACCACTACCACGTGCTTGCCGAGATCGGAGAAGCACTGCGCATTGCGGCAGACACCTGGGCCGCATTTAAAACTGGCAAGAAGCTCGAGCGCGATGGGCGTCGTTTGCGCCTGGAAGCACTCAATCTCGCCAATTTGCTGAAGCCCACCGAGAAGGAGGCTGCAGCATGAACCAGGCCCACCACCACCCCGGCTTGCTCTTTGAATCCCCGCCCTGCACCGGACATACCCGCGCCATCGCACCGGGACAGACACCGATCCAGACCTCGGAGGAAAGCGGGCGCCCGCGCGACCAGGTGAACGCTACCCGCACCCCCGCTTTGCTCCGTGAAGCCGCAGGCGTCGTTGCGCAAGAAACAAAGAGCCTCTGCTGCGCAGCAGCAGGCAATATTCCCACACTCAACGCCCACTCCGACTCGCATGCACCCCATGACAGGCTGCGCCAGGCAACGCCCGCTGATGCAACGCTGATCGCTTCACATCGCCCGCACGCGCAGCCTGCCAAGGGGTATACGCACCTCTCCTTCTTCGCACTCACAGCAAAGGGACAGGCCGTATGCAGCTGCATTGCCGCCGCCATCAACGCGACGCTTTCGGGCAATCCTGCAGGCGTGTTCACCACCGTCGATGAGATGGCCCTGGCCATCCACGACGCCCTGCTGCAGGCCGGCGCCCTACACCCTGAGCACAGCGCAAACGCCTGGCTCGGCCAGGCCGGGCTATACCGGACTCGGTTGGAAGCCGTGCAAAACGGCGAGCAGCACGTGGAGCTGGTTTCCGCCGACTCGCTGATCGAACTCGCACGCGGCCACGTTCGCGAGGGCCTCAGCCATACCCTGCCGCAGAAGGAGACACATTCATGAACACAGCTTTTGTGTTGATGGCGCAGTACAACGGACTGGCTATTATCTCGCTCGAGCAGGTGTGCGCCGATTACTTCACGCATCTCACGCCGCTCGTGTTCCAACGCAAGGTGCTGTCCGGGGAGATCAAGCTGCCCATCACCCGACTTGAACCGAGCCAGAAGAGCGCCCGAGGCATCCACATTGCCGATCTCGCCCTCTACCTGGATCAGCAACGAGATGCTGCGCGCAAAGAGTGTGCGCAATTGAACAAGACGCTACGAGCAGGGTAAGCAGAAATTAGTGCATGGTCAGCTTTAGACAAATGCTTGCGCTCGCCCCGGTAAGCAAGGCGCATTGGTTTTGGCCACCCTACGTCGAGAGCCGCTTACGATCAGTAGCGATCACGGAAAGTGGCCCTTGCCTGAAAGCAACTAACGTCTAAGACGGCCATCTTCGCCCCCTAGTATTTAACCAGCCAGTTTAATAGGCCGACTGAGGTACTTTACCAAGCCGTTATATTTAGATTTTCAGACGAAACAGACTTTATCTCCCAAGCTATCGCCTGAAAATCTACTGTACCTCCAGCAGTTTGGAGTGGGTGCAGGCCATGCGACTGACATACGAACGACTCTGGAATAGTAAAACCTGCGAAAGAAAGACTTTTAAAAGGCGCAGAAAAACACTTTACATGATCTTTGTTGTCACGATTAGGCCTCAGTCTTTTTTCTTTACCGGACGAGCCTATCCCTGTATTAACTTTACCGCCAGCGACAAAAGGCATAGCACGCAAAACTTTACACATATCCCGATGCGAACCAGCCAGCAAGAAAATACAAACAGTCTCGGGATCTCCTCGTTTAATTTCCGAGAGCCGCAGAAAATCTCGAAATATTTTTGATGGCGTGCAATGTGAAGAACCCGCCCATTTCGTTTCTACGGCAATTTGGGCCTTCCGTTTGCGCAGCCCATCCCCGGCAAGAACCAGTGCGAAATCAAGTTCTTTCTTTCGCCCGAGCTGACCATTTGGATTCAAAAGTTCGTGAGCGAAATCTGCATGAACCCGCTCACCCTTAACTAGAATCGGGAAAGAACTGAGAACATGCCCCACCGCAGCCTTCAATGAACTTTCGGAAAGCAACCCAGCCCTGTAACAGCAAAACTCCATGTGGAGCCAACTACCAACCGCCTCGGAAAGGCGCCGAGCTATATGCATTTGCATGATGCAATCGATCCTTGATTAGTAAAAATTGATAAAGGGAGGATAGTTCTTGAAAAATTCATAGACGGCGCGCGCTTTTCGCAAAGTCAGACTACTTAGAATGTTCGCACATGACCGGAAATGGACGAACCCGACAGGCAGGTTCAAACCAGCACCGCATGCACGCCTAAAACAACCAAAAGCACCAATCAAATCGTCTAGCGCACTGGAAACGTCCGATGCAAACGACTGGTCAAAGCGAATACAAGGTGGAGGACTCCGTGCACTACTCAGACGACTAATCAACCCGAGCGCCGAGGGTAACCGGCGCTCGGACAATCCGCTCCAGCCACTTCCAGCCGGTATACCGATCATCACGCCCACGCAAATGAGTGTATCGCCGCAGCGAATTCCAGTCACGATGACCGGACACACTCGACACTCTTGGAATATCCCAGTCCATTTCGAACAACCTGCTCACACCTTCGTGACGCAGATCGTGAAAGTGCAGGTCCTCAACCCCAACCATCTTGCATGCCCTCGACCAGGCGGTGCCGATTGAGTCGGTATTGTAAGGGAAGATCTTAGCGCACTGACGCGGCATGCTTTGCACAATCGCCCAAGCCTCATCCGGCAAATGGCACCACACATCATTGCCGATCTTCTGCCCAGGGTTCTTCATGTCTCGCACCTTAACCGCCTGGCGGTGCTCATCCAGATCCTCCCACAAGATACGCGCGATCTCCTCCATGCGGCGCGTAGAGAAGATGGCAAAAGCCACAACCTTGGGCATGTGAATGACTGTTGGGCGACGTGCAAGCATCTCGAAAAAATGCTCAAGCACCTTGTCGAGCTCTTCGAGGGTTGGCCGACGATCCCGCTCCCGGCTTTTCATGTTGTAGCCGAGCCGCTTCAGCACCAGGCGCGCATCAGGCATGGCTTGAGGATTGATCTCGTACTCCCACGCCGCCCTGGCCAGCGACAACACTGAGCCCAGGTGAGCCAGATCATTACCCGCTGTCTGCGGCTTGATACCGCCACCTTCAGGACTCATACGCCACAGGGCGTAGTCCACCAGCACCTGCTGAGAGATGTCGGAGTCGACCACCTCGCCGAGGTAACTGTTCTTGATAGCCATGAGGGTCTGCCGCTTCGTCTTACCTAGCGGTCGGGCTTTCTCGGCTTCCACCAAGTAGCGATCAATCATGTCCTTGACCGCATGCCCGCCACGGCTGGCCCGCTCGATCGCGCCTGGCTCTGCCAACTCGGTCTCTCGTCGCTTCGCCCAGGCTTGAGCTGCCTGCTTGCGGGCGAATGTCTGGGACTCTTGATAGACTAGGACACCCTTTTTCTTGAGGCGGATCTGGACGGTATAGCTGACCGTTCCATCGGCCTTTTTCCTTGCTCTGATCGTTGCCAT